CTGAGGTCAGCGCGAGAGAACGCAAAAAGAAATGAAAGACTACAACTGGCCCGGACAGTTCACACCCTTTGCACATCAGAAAGTAACAGCAACGTTTTTAGCGGAGCGCCCTAAAGCATTTTGTTTCAACGAACAAGGTACTGGCAAAACCGCCTCAGTTATCTGGGCCGCTGATTATCTTATGAATATCGGCGTAGTGCGTAGAGTGCTGGTGGTCTGCCCCCTGTCGATCATGAAGTCAGCATGGCAGAACGACTTGTTCAAGTTTGCAATGCACCGCACCTGCGACATAGCATATGGTGACAGAAAGAAACGCGCCAAAATTGTAAATGGCGGTGCAGAATTTGTGATCATTAACTTTGATGGGCTGGCTATTGTCAAAGACGAAGTGGCAAACGGTGGGTTTGATTTAATTGTCATTGATGAAGCGTCAGCCTATAAGAACCCAACGACTGAACGGTGGAAGGTCATGCGTGACTTGAATAAGACGATACGGGGCCTGTGGATGCTTACTGGTACGCCAGCAGCACAATCACCAGTCGATGCGTATGGCTTAGCAAAACTTGTTAACCCCAAGGGTGTTGCACCATTCTTTGGTCAGTTTAGGGATCAGGTTATGTACAAGGTTGGCATGTTTCGTTGGATACCCAGACCTAATGCACAAGCCACGGTGCATGGTGTACTGCAACCGGCGATACGTTTTGAAAAGGATCAGTGCTTGGACTTGCCCGAAGTAACTCATGTTGACCGGGATGCACCGCTTACCGCGCAGCAGATGAAGTTTTACCGCATGCTCAAGAACGACATGATCATGAAAGCGGCAGGGGAAGAGATTAGCTCAGCGAATGCAGCGACGAACCTAAACAAGCTGTTGCAAATATCTGGTGGTGCAGTATACACAGACGATAGAGAAGTCGTTGAGTTTGATGTGTCTAACCGGCTACAAGTTGTGCTTGAGGTGATTGAAGAGTCGTCGCACAAGGTGCTGGTGTTTGTGCCGTTCACGCACACGATTGAGTTGCTTAAAGCGTATCTGATTAAGAACAACATTGTCTGCGAAGTGATCAATGGTGCAGTGCCAGTTAACCGCAGAAGTAGTATCGTTGATGACTTTCAAAACACAGACCGAGTCAAGGTGCTTGTCATTCAGCCTCAGGCAGCGTCACACGGTCTCACGCTTACCGCAGCTAACACTGTTATATGGTATTCACCCGTGATGTCAGTCGAGACGTACCTGCAAGCCAATGCACGTATTAACAGGCCCGGTCAAAAGAATGCTATGACTATCGTACACGTAAAAGGTAGCGAAGTAGAAGAGCGGCTGTACAGGATGCTGAACAACAACATCGACAACCATACAAAAATAATTGATCTTTATCGACAGGAGATTGAGGAAACTTCTTGACAAAGTCAAAAACATAGTTATAATAACAATTCAACAGGAGTAATTCATGGAAAATGCAGCACCAAAAGTATCAGCCGAAGAGCTGGCAAAGATTTACATTAAGATACGTGACGCCAAGGAAGCAACAGTTGAACGTCATAAGCAAGAGCTTGGTGATTTTAATGATCAGCTTGAAGCAATCTCAAATGAAATGCTTGAGATGTGTAAGTCGCTTGACGTATCTAGCATGCGTACCAACGAAGGGACAATCATTCGTAAAGTAACAACCAACTACAACACAAATGATTGGGGTTCAATGCACCAGTTTATTAAAGAGCATGACGCATTTGGACTATTGCAACAACGGCTGCACCAAGCAAACTTGAAGCAGTTTTTAGAAGAGCATCCTGACTTACTGCCCCCCGGCTTGTGGTCAGATAGCAAGTACACAATCGTAGTAAAAAGAAGCTAATTTTTCAGGAGAAGTGGCAATGAGCAATGTTTCAATTTTCAATCAAGAGTTACCCGATTTTCTGCGCGGCGCTGAGCTTAATGACCTAACCAAATCATTGGCAGGTGGTGGCGGTGCAAAACGCATTTCGATTCGTGGCGGTGTGTTTCGTAAGATTATCGGTGGCGAAGAAGTTGGTAAGCTGACCGGTCGTGAGATGAACGTGATCATCATCAATGCACGTAAGAGCGTATCTCGTGTGTTTTACGCTGGCAAATACAACCCCGATGAAATCGTGCCGCCTACTTGTTGGTCAAACGATGGTGATGTGCCTGATGCACACGCTGAAGAAAAACAGGGTAAGAGCTGCGCCGAGTGTCCACAAAACATCGCTGGGTCTGGTGATGGTACAAGTCGCGCTTGTCGCTACCAACGCCGTATTGCCGTGTTACTTGAAGGCGATATGACCGGTGCTGTGTATCAGTTAACGCTGCCTTCGCAATCAATCTTTGGTAAGGGTGAGGGCAACATCCATCCGTTTGAGAGCTACGGTAAGTACATCGCTGGCAACGGGCGCAACATCAATCAGATTGTGACCCAAGTTAGTTTGGACACCGACAGCGATACGCCTAAGCTGCTTTTCTCGCCTGTGCGCCACATTACACAGGAAGAGTGGGAAGTTGCTAAAGAAGCCGGTGAGTCAGTCGAGGCTAAAAACGCAGTTACCATGACCATTGCTCAGACTGATGGTGTGAAGAAGCCACTGGCATTACCCGGTACGCCAGTAGAAGAGTTTGAAAAGCCTGCACCTAAAGCAAAGGCAAAAGTAATTGAAGCCGAAGATGCTGAGATTGCCGAGCCTACCAAACGCGCAACCAAAAAGCCTGACGAAGCACCTGCGGCGAAGAAAGACTTGGCATCGGTTATCAGCGCATGGAGCGATGCGTAAAACATCATGAGCTACGGATACAGTTCAATGCTCATTGAACGGAACAAGAAGGCGAGTCGTCGTCATCTTGGCGTAGCTGTTGGTCGTTTGTGTATAGCCCAAAATATTCCAGTGTCAGATGTTGCCGATATGTTAGGCGTCAGCAGAATGACGATATACAACTGGTTTATGGGCTTACACGAACCCCAAGCTGCCTACGTACCCGTTCTTACAGAGTACTTAAAAAAACTTAAATAACCATCGGGTATGGACTTGGGGGCTTGCCCCCTGCCTACTCGTCTCTGGAATAAACAGATGGATACGTTTGACCTCCTCGATGCGGTGCTTCCCCCTAATGGGTGGTTCGCAGTCGTTGGCATTAAGGGCAAATCCATAAAACAAGAGCTAGTTGAGACACGGGAAGAAGTAGATAAGTTTGCAGCTACATTTGTAAGTGAAGGGCGCAATGTGTTTTTTGGTTGTGCTAAGTACGCTACAGGTGAAAGCCGTAAGCAATCCAACGTATTAGGCATCAAATCGTTTTGGATGGACATTGACTGCGGCGAAGGCAAAGAGCTGATTAACTCAGCTACCAACCGCCCATTTGGTTACATTGACCAAAGCACAGGCTTAGTTGAGCTACAACGTTTTTGCGTATTGGTGGGTTTGCCCAAACCAATTATTGTTAACTCAGGGCGCGGTCTACATGTGTACTGGGTATTAGAGCAGACGGTAACTCGCAAAGAGTGGGAACCAGTTGCCGCAAGACTGAACGAGCTTTGCATCCTGCATGATTTGTACGTTGACTCTAGTGTGTTTGAGGCTGCTCGTGTATTACGGATACCCAGCACTTTTAATTTTAAAGCAGACCCCCCGCTTGACGTTACGGTGATAACTACAGGTAAACCGGTAGCGTTTGAGGCATTTACTAAGTTGTTAGGTGTGCGCCCAGCAGCAGAAGCCACCATATTTAATACAGCACCACTTGTCAGTGAGCCGGGGCTTAACTTCCTGACCGAGTCGATTGCCGGTAACACGATACAGAAATTTAAAAACATCATGATCCGTGGCGAGGATGGGTGTCAGCAGTTGAATTACGTGTACATGAACCAAGCTGAGACGCCTGAGCCGTTGTGGTGGTCAGCATTAACTGTAGCCAATGAGTGCGTGGATCGTGACAAAGCCATTCACATGATTTCAAGTCAGCACCCTGACTATGATTATCACGCCACCGAACGCAAAGCATCACAGGGCGGTGCAGAAGGTGGTCCACATCGTTGCGCAACGTTTGAAAAGACTAACCCAAGCGGATGCAAAGGCTGCAAGTGGAAAGGCAAAATCCACGGACCGATTGCACTTAGCAGAGAAGTCGTAGAAGAGGATGACACGGTTGAGGTTGAGGTAGATGTACCTGAAGAAGATGAGACAGGTATTGTTGATAAGTTGTTGCCTCAGTACAAGATACCAGCGTACCCAAAGCCTTATCAGAAAGGACCTAACGGCGCGATTTACTTGCCCCCTAATGGTGAAGATGCAGAACCATTTTGCGTGTACGAGCATGCCCTATACGTGGTCAAGCGCATGAAAGACCCAAGTGAGGGTCACGTAGCTCTACTTAGGTTGCACTTACCTATGGATGGTGTGGTTGAGTTTGTTGTGCCGCAAGCAGTGATTGCAGTAAAAGATGATTTACGTAAAGTGCTGGCTAGAAATGGGGTGGCTGGTACTCCTACACAGATGACACACTTAGCCACATTTGTTAACGCATTTGTTAAGAACCTACAGTATTCAAAAAAGGTAGAAATTATGAGGTCTCAATTTGGTTGGGCAGATAACAACACCAAGTTTATACTTGGCGAGATGGAGTTTAGTAAAGAGGGTGTGTATGCTAGTCCACCGTCAATAGCTACAAAAGCAATAGCAGAACACATTGGCCCCGTTGGTGACTTTTCTAAGTGGAAAGAAGCTTTTAACATGTACGCCAAGCCGGGGATGGAACCGCATGCGTTTGCTGCACTGACTGCGTTTGGTGCGCCGCTGTTCAAGTTTACGGGGTTGAAAGGCGCGATCATTAACGTGATCTATAAGGAAGGCGGTTCAGGCAAGTCAACCACACTGTTCATGTGCAATAGCGTCTACGGACACCCTGAGGCACTTGGGTCGATTTGGCGGGATACCAACGCTGCACGTACCCACCGCTTAGGCATCATGAACAACCTGCCGTTCACCTGCGACGAGATTACCAACATCACCCCTGAGGACTTCTCAAACTTGGCATACAGCATGTCACAGGGTCGGGGCAGTGACCGCATGAAGGGCGCAACAAACGAGTTGCGGGATAACTCAACCACTTGGCAAACTATGTCATTGTGTAGTGCAAATGCGAGTTTTTATGAGAAGTTGGCAAGCGTCAAGGCTGGTGGCAATGCAGAGATGCTGCGCCTATTTGAATACGACATTGTGCCTAACAACATCATCTCGACTGAAGATGGTAAGCGCATGTTTGACCATCAGCTCAAGCAGAACTACGGGCATGCGGGTGAGATTTACATCAAGTGGTTGGTAAACAACCTTGAGGAAGCAGTTGAGACGATACTCAAGATACAGGCAAAGATCGACCTAGAGCTTAAGCTCACTGCACCTGAGCGGTTTTGGTCGGCAGTTGCTGCATGTAACGTTGCTGGGGGCTTGATTGCAAATAGCTTAGGGCTGTCAAACTACGATATGAAGGCTGTGTACTCGTGGGTGTGCAAAACAATTCAAAGCATGCGTGAAGAAATTAGACCGCCACTACATGATGCAGTAAGCATCGTGGGTGACTACATCAACCGTCATATGCAGAACATTCTTGTGGTAAAAGCTGACCATGACAACCGCACTTCCGCTGCCGCCTTACCAACGCTTGAACCAAAAGGTGAGTTACTCATACGCTATGAGCCTGATACGAAGCACATGTACTTTGTGACCGGCGCTTTTAGGAAGGACTGCGTTGAGCGGCAGATTAACTACAAAGACACACTGCGCGAGCTTAAAGAGCGCGGGTTCACTACGGGCAACCCCACCAAGCGTATGTCTAAGGGCATGAAGATTACCTCACCTGCTGTGCATACCCTAATGTTTAACTGCTCAAACTCTGAGTTTATTGACATGGATGGGCTGGTGCTACCGGAGTTAGGCGATGAAAGTCGAGATGCTAACGTATAACGTTAACTGGCGTAGCTTCAAGCACGGACATTCGTTTTTTATACCCTGCATCAACACCAATGCAGCCAAGAAAGACATCTTGGCTGTTGTAAGAAAACAAAAGTTTACGGTTGTTATGAAGGCTGTAATTGAGGAAAACGTCAGGGGTGTACGTGTTTGGCGGGTTTGACGCTATACTGCCCCTGCAGCCATGCTGCTTTTCCTTGAAGAAAAACTTTTTCCCCCACCTAAGCCGTGGGGGTTTTTTTATTTGTATGCTTCTGACCGCCCTTTTTCTACAAGCGGGTATATAAATTGTTGATTTTTAGGTGATACCGATAAGCCCTGATAGGCAGAACCAACACGTTTTTGGCGGGCTTTAATTGAGTTAGCAATAGTCTCACCGGTTATAACGTAATCGCCATAACCGTTTTTGTTGTTGTACTTAGTAATTTTGTCTAATACCTTGTCCACACCATTTTCATTGGTTTCAGTCGGTGCATTTTCATATTTTTGCAACGCTACGTCCAGCATCTTTAACATTTGATTTTTTTGCCCAGTAATTTTTACGTCAAGCTGTTTAGCTAAATAATTAGCTTTTTGTAAATCAGCTACTTCGGTGCTGGCAAAACCAAGCATCTGCGCAAACAATTTACCTGTAGTGTAAAACTCAGAGTTCATTACCTCAAGACCTTGACGAGTTTTTGCGCCTTCTTCACTAAGCCTTACAGATGTAGCAGTACCCCGTGCAAACGCAGGTAAGAAACCTTCTACTGCACGATTAAAATTACCGTCGTTAAAATCGTCAAAAGCTTCAGCAAATTTAGTACCCATGCTACCAAATGCCCCAAACGTAAAGTCATACGCTGTTTGCATTAACGCACCTTTAGAATCTTTTGACGGGTTGCTGCTTCTAAAAAATAATCCATCTAAAGATGTAGATGATCCAATGTTAAGATCAGTCAACGCAGAAATTGGACCCATTTTGACTGAGCGTGTAAGCAGTGCAGCTTGTTCTGGTGTAAGGTTTAACGCACGGGCTAAAGCACTACCATCCCCAAAGTAAGTTGGTAAGAACCATTCGCGGAACCACAAGTCAAGATTGCGCTTGCCCAATGGGTTGCCATCATCGTCTTCATCGTAATCTTCGTCATCTTCTCCACGTAACATCTCACGCACGCCTTCAGCCATACCTAAAATGGCTGAGTACATAGGCAATCCTGTCACCCCAGCAAACAACGTAGTCATGCCTAAAGTGCCAAAGAACTTAATTGCCGCATCACGTTTACCTTCTTTGTTTAAATAAGGTAGCATCCCATAGAAATTACGCACTAAGTACGAAGTCATTTGCAACGGGAAAGACATGAACTGATAAGGTATTTTAGTTAACGGGTGCTTTGATATACGTGGTTTGTTGTAGTTTGAGTAATTAAACAATGAGTCGTACGTCATCTTAGTGGCTTTCTCAATACCACTTTCAGTTGCCTCATCAGTTGTCTTGCCTTCTTTACGTGATTTAGCGTACTCCAATTCAAACGTAGACATGTAAGCAATTTCACGAGTAATACGCTCTGCGTGGTGAAAAGCACCGCTTATAAAGTTTAGTACTCCGCGTGTTGATCGTCTTAAAGCGCCATGATATTCAGAAGTTGGTACATCGGCTCGCCCTGACATGTCTGCTGCATAGGTAGACATAAAAATGTCGCGGTCGTTTGCAGTGTTCCATGCTTTAGTTAACGCAGCTTTGTACACAGGGTCTTTTATATTACGTATGTACATTGAATCGTTTATCGACGGTTGACCCCATTCGGTAGTCACATTACCTTGTGAATCCTTTTTAGTAAGCCCCATCATGCGAAACAAGTTTGAATACCTTGCAACAACTCGTGGCACTGATGATCCGTAATCTGCAATCAATGCAGGCAATGTAACGATAGGCAATTGGGTCATTTGTGCCAACGCTGACTTAGGCGAAGTAAGCATGTAATAAAACACAAACGAATTGCCAAGCGAAGCGTATTTATTAAAGTCAATACCTTCTATGCTAGGTGGAGTTATCTCAGACCCGGCACGTAACGCAACCTCGTCAACAAACGCCGACAGTTTTAACTTGTCAGGATTACCCGCAAGTTCTGCATAGGCTGAACCTATACCACTACGAATATCGTCTGCGTAAGCCAAGCGAGCTAATTGGTTTGCCGCAGTATGTTGGGATGTAACAAAATTGCGGATAACGTCGGCACTGAAACCTGCTTTACCTTGACGATGCACGTATTTTTTACGCATGTCTTTATCGGGCAGTGTCATCAAGTACATTTGATACACCTGATCTTTTACAGCCTCTATGTCTTTAATGTTACCTTTTTCAAGTATTTCAAATATGTCTTTTAGCATCTGGCTGGATTCAGCAGTTTTATTGCGTAACCCTTTAACGTCATCACCCATGTCAATGTCCATATCCTGAATCATGACATTTTTTGTACGTTTATCTCCTGCTGCTTGTAGTTCGGCAACACGTTTGTCTACGAAGTTGTTTCGTGCCGTTGCCGACTCAAACATATAAAATTCACCAGACGCACCTTTGCCTACACTGAACCAATGATTACCGTAACGCATTAGGGGGAAGTAAACACCCATGCGTTTAGCTTCTTGAAAAGTTTTGGTTATGCTTGCCAATAGCTGAGTTTTTTGTGGGGCTGGGGTGTTTGACGCATTTATCTTGTCTGTAAGTAATTTCTCATGCAGATCAAACGTATCCGCATAGGATTTCTTTGCCATAATAAATAAACGTTGGCCTTCACGATTACCAAACTTTCCAAGCCGACCCCACATGTCATACACTTCGGTCAACATCTTTTCCCGAATGGTTTGCTCTCTACGCAAAGCGCGAAGTTCTTGAGAGTTTTTACTTGCCGCAGCTATTTTTGCAGTCAAGTCTTGCATATACGGATCATTTTGCAACGCAGCATTTAAGTTTGCATGTGCAGTGGGGTCAACACTCTTTAGCGTAGATGCGTGCATTACATCGGCAAGCAATCTACCACCTACCTCATATTTTTTATTGAACTCAACCCATGCTGGTATTTTTTCGGCAAGACCACGAAGCATGTTATTGCGCATACCCGCCATAGATTGCACAGCGTCATTGATCCGCCCAAGGTTTTTAATCTTGTCGCCAGCCCAACGTGTAATGTCCTCAGTGGTTAGTGTAGGTAGCACCAAACGCACTTTTGTAACGTCCATTGCCCTATACGTAGCCTTAAGCAAACGTAGTGCATCAGCCACATTGCGTGTTTCCGTATAAAGCTTACCCAGACTTGCATTGTTTTCTGTAGCACTACGACTTGCCGCTAAATTATTACGCAACCTCATCTCAGTTGTTTGTTTTTTATTAAGCGCGTTTAGTGCTGTATTAGCGGAATAAGTAGGCTCAAACTCTTGCTCTTGCAACAAACCTTCTGTAACAAGCATGAGGTCTTGGAAAGACGACCGGTGCGTGCTGTCCATGTTGAACATGTTGCGCAAGTTGTCTATAAAACGATTAAACAAGTTTGCCCAAAATTGTTTTTTTGGATTTGCTTTTACTTCTTGTTCTTGTATACCGCCAAATGTATCTAACAAAAATTGTTGGATTTCAGGGTCAGTCATACCATATGCAACAAACTCTTTAGGGTCGTTGGTAATATCAAGCTGGTCAAACTTATGGCGTAAGTTGTCTGATATTGGTTCCCCCGAAGCTTCCAACGTTTCATACCGCACTTGAGCCATAGCCATTGTGTTAAACAGCTCTGTAATTACTTTTTGCAGCTCAGGTGGTACAGGCTTACCAGCGTTTGTTAAGTCCTGCCATTGGTTAATCTTGGCTTCAGTTGCGGCATGTAATGCTTCATGTAAGAAGATGACGTTATTAACGCCTTGTTGGTTAGGATCGTCGCCAAAGTTTTCACCACGAAGAACTATCATTCTTTCGTATTTGTTTTTCTTTTCAAAATACGCAGAGTAATACACCCCCGATGCTGAAATGTCGTATTCGGGGTCTTCAATCATCTCAGCAATTGTTGGATGAGTATCTGCATCAGCAATAATAAGTTTTACGTCAGACACAAACGGCTTAAGACGCGCAGCCAATGCTTTTTCAAACGGCGTACCGTTGCGCATAATGTGGCTAATAGCTTGTGTAGCGGTTTTAAACTTATAAAAAGCTTGTACAGGTGTACCTGCTGACTTTGTATGCGCAGCAGATGGCTTACGTTTTGCCTCAAACTTTAAACGCTCAGCAAGATCAGCACGTTCTTTAAGCGTAATCTGATCGCTATTGGCTAGAAAATCTTTTGCCTTACCTCCCGATGCTGGTTTTGTACGATGTGTAGTAGCGTACTGATTAAGCTTGTATATGTACTCACGGCGTACGTTTTCTAACCCCTGTACGCCTACTTTTGTAAACTCAGGGGTTTTGTAATTGGCTGGATCAAACTCAGTGCTAAGAAAACCAATAAGGTTGTCTACATCACGCCCAGCATAAATTGCGTCTTTTTGGGTTTTCTTACGTGCTTGATCAGCAACGGCTTTAACCTCAGGCGCTACTTCTTTTACGGGGCGACCCCTTGGCTTTGGCGCAACAGGTTCAGCACCTTCAACTTTTGGTTTAGGTGGGCGACCACGTTTAGGCTTAGCTACTTCGGTTGTAGTGGTAGCAGGTGATTTTGTAATCTCCGTGATGTCGTTACCTAAATGCGTGCTAGATGTACCATCGTCGTTGTAAAGTTTTTCAACCGGGTGCAAACCTACTTTGGGTTCGGTACTGGCTTTATGCACCGCAACAGCTTGCCCAGTTTGCTTGTTGATGACCGCAACAACAGGTTGAGCACCTTGGGGTAGTTGGCTTAAATCGCTTACGGTGTTAAATGCGTTGTTTGCTACATAGCCTATGCGTATTGATCCACCAGTCCCAAATAGACCTTGCATGTCCTCTAAAATTGCATTTTGCGCTGTTGTGTCTACGTAAACAGCATTATGTGGGGCATAGGTTTCGCCTTGCCCTTTACCTTCTGATTTTTTAGTACGGCTTGTTTTGCCGGTTTCATCTACAACATACTCGCTACCCTTTGAGGTTTTAAAGCCTGTAATTGGTTCGGCTGTTTTAGTTGCAAGTGCTTCAGTTGCAGCAGGGTTCTTTTCAAGCCCTGCAATTTCCCTACGTGCGCCATACCATTGATCACGATCATTAACAAAATCTTCACCGCCAGCGTATACGCGCTCAGCAAACAACTCACGTTTCCAGTTAGGTAAACTGTTCCACGACTTTTCAATGGGCAAACTTATCTCACCGGTTTGCCACACATTTTTTGCCGTTTCCATAACCGTGTCTTTTTCGGCTTTAGGTAATTCAGCAAATGTTACTGGGCCAACAGGTGGAGCAGGTGTCTCAACGGTAACAGGTGCGGCAGCGGTTTTTGTTGCAAGTGCGCGTTCTGCCGCTGGCAGTAAGGTTTTATTTAAATCTTCTCTTGCTTTTTGTATTTCTTCTGGCGTATCCGCCAATTCACGGTCTTGTGTAGCAATTTTTGCTGCACGCTTTTCTTCAGGTGTCAGCTCAAGTGTTACTAGAAAATCAGGATTTGTAGAACCTACGCCTTTTGCAAAATAAACAATTGACCCATCCCCTTGCGAGGAATAGTCAATGATTGGCAATTGCCCAGACTCAAGACGCTCACGTAATTTAGGCTTGCCTATTTGATTTTCAGCATCAACTCTTTCTAATTCTTTTTGTTCTTCTTCTGTACGTTGTACTGGTGCAGCAGCCGCAGCTTCTGCTTGCTTAACTTCTTGGCGAGCCACGTTGCGTTGTTGGACAGCCTCTTTCTTTTCTTCAGGCGTGACCGCTTCAGCCACAGCGGCTTCTGCTTCAACTAATTTAAGCTGTACTGGTGCAGTGGGTGCAACGGGTGCGGCGGCAGGTTTAACTGGCTCAGGCTTTTTAGCCTCAATGACCTTGTCCATGGCTGCACGAAACACCTCACCATTAGTCGTCATCTCATCGTAGTTTGCATACACCTCTTGAGCAAACATATCCCGCTTCCACGACGGTAAACTGTTCCACGCCTTTGCCATAGGCAAGTTAGCTTCACCAGACTCCCACATAGCCTGTGCTTCTTGCAGGACCCCGGCTTTATCATCTGGGTCTAACTGAGCATACGTAGCCGCAGGAGGGCGCTCGGTCAGCGTGGGTATATCAGTTAGTGCAACAGGCTCTGTTCCTTCTCCTGCAACAGATGGTTCAATATCCTCGACAGGTCCAGCCAGTCCTGTAGTATCAGATGGTGCAACTCCTTCGGCGGTGGCTGTTCCTTGCTCAGACACAGAAATGCTTGGCTCAATTCGTCCAGTGACAGATTTTGCAGGCGTTCGTTCGACATTTTGTCCCCTTTCCGCAGCTTCCCGTTGTGCCACAGACAATGCAATATTTTTGGGAAGCCCAAGATCACGCGACAGCTCATCAGCACGGCGTTGGATAACCGCATCATCGCCACCACTTCCTATGGTCGGCTCTACTTTAGTCGGCGGTATGATCTCACCGGTCTCTTGGTTTATGTACTGTACTTGTGGGTCAGCTTGATCAGACGGGATAATTTCACCCGTCTCTGTGTCAATGTAATTAACAGGCTTAGCAGGCTCCTCAGGTGGTGCAGTTTGTTTAGTCGCAGGAGTAATTAGTACGCCATCAACATCAACGCTACCATCTGCCCTTGTAGTTCTTATACTTTCTTTACCGTTAACTTCTGTTCGCGTTGTAGCAACAACTGGGCTATTTAAATTTGGCTTTTCTTCTTCAGGTGGTGTTGTAACAGCCTCAACCGGTGGCGTTGTTTTTTGCTCAGTAGTCTCGCCTTTTGCTTTGGGCGTAAACTTAAACATGTCCTGTGCTTTTTGCAAAGCATTTTGTTTTGCTGTCTCTGCCGCAGTCTCAGCTCGTCTAGTACCCGCCGCATCGCTATAAGTTTGATTGGCTTTGTTGATAGCGGCAGCGCCACCCATCATTATGCCGCCCTGCACAACCGTAGCTGCCAGTGTATCTACAGCACCATTCAAAAACTGTTTAATACCAGCTTCTGGGTTTAAAGCAAATGCTTTATCAACCCCAAATTGACCTGCGTAAGTTAGTTGCTCACCGGGAATTTCTTTAGCTAAAGCCTTAGCAAAATGTTCAATTAGCTCTTTGTCTGGCACACCGTTAGCAGCGGCTTTTATACCTTTCAGCGTATCGCCAAGACCAAGTTTTTCGCCAAGCACTTCAAGTGCGCCATATGCGGTAGACCTAAAAGTACTTTCCCCAATACCAAGATTTTTTCTACGGCTGTCGTCATATGTCTGCCCAAAACTTTGCAAAAACATTGACCCTAATGCTAATGACTGAGTACCTGTAAGCAA